ATGAGAAGAAAGAGTCCTGAACTTATGAGTGAGATAAAAAAGTATATAGAGGATTATTACCTGCAAAACAGACAATCCCCATCGACTACAAAGATTGCTGAAGCGGTTGGCATTGCCAGAGGTACAGCATACAAATACTTAGTAGAGATGGCTGAGAAGAATATGATTGAGTACGACGGGCAGGAGATTCGCACCAATGTGACCCGTAAGTACAGTGGCGAACAGACACAGACACCGATTGTAGGTTCTATTCCTTGTGGCAGTCCTCAGTATGAGGAAGAAAATATTGAAGAATATGTATCACTTCCTACTGCTATTTTCGGCAAAGGAGATTTCTTTATATTAAGAGCAAGCGGTCAGTCTATGATTGAAGCAGGGATTGATGACGGCGACCTTGTGGTTGTCAAAAAGCAGGTAGAAGCCAATGAGGGCGACATAGTAGTTGCCCTTGTGGATAATCAGAATACATTGAAACGTTACTTCCGAGATGATGAGAATAAGAAAATCATTCTCCATCCGGAAAATAAGAAGATGAAAGACATCATTGTAGATGAGTGCTGCATTCAGGGTGTGGCTTGTCACATCATCAAAGAACTATAACAGAGGACAGACGAATGAGAACACTTGAAGGAATTCGCTATCTAATCAATTTGGATAGTGCGGAAATACAACAGAACTTTGCCGGAGGAGTTGCACCGCCGGACAAGGTGGAGTCGGAGGTGGACACAACTTGAGTATTTATATGTCAAGAGCCGAGTTGGAAGAAATCAGCGAAGGCTTGATAACAGCTTACGCTAATAAGTTTAGCAATCGAGTGATTCAATCCATCGACATAGAACATTTCATTACAGAATTTCTTATGTTACGAATTGAATACGCTTCTTTCGCAGAAGATGATGCAGGCAGGATTGGCTTTCTGGCAGATGGAGCAACACCACTGCTGGTACATCAGGACGGAAAAATTATTCCCTTTGTTTTCCCGAAAGATACCATCGTACTTGATAAATTTCTTCTTGCCGAAAAGGAGCAAGGACGTCGCAGGTTTACAATGGCACACGAAGCGTCACATCATATCTTGAGTAAGATGTATGCAATGCCGAGTGAAGGACGCTTTCATGCAGAGTATGACAGTGAGCGTAGTTATTCCAAAGAGGAACTGGCTCAGATGTTTGCGTCTGTTGAGTGGCAGGCAGATACAATGGGAGCTTCGCTTCTTATGCCGAGAAGGATTATTGAAAATGCCTTGGCGAAATATAATCAGTCAAATCCGATAAAAGTTTATGGTGATAATACCATTGCTTCAAAGGAAAAAGCAGTTATTCGTAGAATGGCAGCTTATATCGGAGTATCTTATACAGCCTTGGTTATCAGATTGAGAGATATGGGACTATTTGAGTATCACAATATCCTTGAATACATTTCCAATGAATTAAATCTTGGAGGTGTTTCGCAATGAGGTTACAGACTCAGGTAGCACCTGAAATACAAAAGAGATTGCTTCTGTCAAGAGTAGAAGCAGAAAGCCTGAAAGAGCGTGATATTCTCTGCCCGACTTGCGGGTTCAGGATACAGAGAGTTTTTTCAGACGCAACCGGACATTTGAGTGTGAAGTGTCAGAAGTGCAAGAATGTCCACATCTTAAATCTCGCTTACTTCCGCAGAATCCGTAGGAATGGATATGGCAGGAATTGCAGGCGATGAGGATTACAAGTAAATATCGAAACGATTTCTAATCGAGTAAGCGGAGATAAGCAATTTATTTGCTAAACTACCAAGCACCGTACGAAGCCGGATAAGTGAAGAATAGAAGTATTCTTTGCTGTCCAGATTCGACGGTGCTTTTTTTGCTGCTGTTTTATTCGATTATGCTTCGTGCAGTATTAGGTCTTTTCCCTTACTTGGGAAAGGACTTTTATGTTTTATAACGCATGGCAGTGCCAGATAGCTGAGTACCCGTAATCTCCGAATTTTGAAACTTATCAATTTTTCAAAATTCAAAGGAGATTACGAAAATGACAAACAAACTTACATTAGCAGAACAAGAAGAATTATTTGCAAAGGATTGTAAACTGATAAACCTTAAATACGAATATAACGGTTATACCGGAGATGAGAGATGGGCGATTATTACGGAATTATCTGTAAAAGAGCTTTGGGAGAAGTATCCATTTGTTATAGAAAGATATTCTCCGTTTGTTCATCTTTCCATTGCTCAGGGAGAGGTAATTGACGATGCAAACCGAAATGAGGACAAGTATGCAAAGAGAAGCAGTCGCACACTTGACTGCTATGGATATGACGATGAAATGTCCTCACAGTTTCATAAAGAGCTTGCCATTATGTTTGACGACCCGTTTGAAAGAGCAGAGGAAGAAAGGCTTGAACTGGAAAGAGAAGAATTGCGTCAGTGTGAAATCAGGAAAGCAAGGATAGCACTTTCAATGTTGCAGCCACTTCAAAGGGAACGCCTTATGAAGAATGTATGCTGCGGTCTGAGTTCCAGAGCGATTGCAAAGCAGGAGGGCGTATATTACAGCTCCGTGGATAAGTCTATTGCTGCGGCAAAGAAAAACTTTATCAAATTTTATGAAAATCTCTGATTTTGGGTGTGCATTTCAGTCCTCTTTGTCCAAATGAGTGAAGGGGTTATTTCATTCCGGATACGAATGACACTTTAAAAATTAGATTCTTGTGAGGTTATGTATATGAAAGAAAAAATGATTTGTCGTGGGGATTTATTTTACTATGACTTTGGAGATAACAGTGGTTCAGTACAAAGCGGAGAGCGTCCGGTGCTTGTCGTTCAGGCGGACGATTATAACCAGAATGCTCCGACGATTATTGTTGCAGCGGTTACAAGTGTAATCAAGAAAAGATATTTGCCATCGCACATTATTCTCGGCGAGGAGTTTGGACTGAAGAAACCGTCAATGGTTCTTCTGGAACAGATTCGGACAGTCAATAGAGAGGATTTACGTGAATACATAGGTACGGTAGATGACGATAAACTTTTCAAACAGATAAATGCAACTTTGAAAAAGACTTTTGGACTTTGGGTTTACAAGCCAGAGGGAAAAGAAAATATTCGCTGCCTATGCCCGAAGTGCCTGAATGATTACATTCACAATCCAGACTATATTGTAAGGCGACTCGACCCGTTTGCAAAGCGAAAAGACAGATGTGATAAGTGCGATGGGGATGGTTGGGATTATGTTGTTACCGACAGATATTCATCAAAGAAAGAAAAGAGGGGAAGCAATGACCGAAAATAAAATCATTATTCCTATCTGGAAGAAGTCCAATCTTACAGTAGAAGAAGCCGCAGCTTATTGTGGTATTGGTTCAAGAAAATTAAGAGAAATGTCCGACTCGGAGTTTTGCCCGTTTGTTCTTTGGAATGGAAGTAAGCGACTGATTAAAAGAAGAAAACTGGACGAATATCTTGATAATGCGTATTCGATATAGCTGATTTGTAAAGTGTGCGATGGGTCGGTTCACATAATAGGCTCATCGCTCATTTTTAATTATCATAAGGGCAGAAAAAAACAAGGAGGTGCTTCCGTAATGGCAGATACAGAAAAGATTATCCGAAAAAAATATGATGTGCCGATATGGCATAAGTCTAATTTGACGATTGATGAAGCAGTTGAATATTCTGGCATAGGTAGAGAAAGACTGAGAAAACTAACAAGCCAAGAAGAATGCCCATTTGTTCTTCATATAGGAAATCGTCGAATGATTAAGAGGAGGATTTTTGATGAATACATTGAAAAACTTACTTTCCTTGAATGATGATGAACGCTTACTTGCCGAAGTAAGAACATATCAGGAAAAACTCATAAGCAATGCTGAAGAACCGATATGGGAAAGAAAGTGGCTGACAATCGAAGAAGCCGCAGCATATTCCGGTATAGGAAGAACGAAGTTGCGTGAGTTATCTAATCAAGCAGGTTGTCCCTTTGCAATATGGATAGGCAATAAAATCCATATTGTGAGGGAACGACTTGATAAATATACAGATAAACAGTTTGAGATTTAGGAGGATACAATGGCGACAAAAAGAAAAGATAAATCAAGGGTTGTTCTGAAAACCGGAGAGGTTCAGAGAAAAGACGGTACTTATCAATTTAGCTGGCAGGACAGCCAAATGAAAAGACGATTTGTTTATGCAAGAACTTTAGATGACCTGAGAGAAAAAGAGAAGCGTATTCAGAAAGATAAATGTGATGGTATTAAGACCGAAGCACGATACACAACCCTTGATGAATTATTTGACCTTTGGGCAAATATGAAAAGAGGGCTGAAGAATAATACCTTTGAAAATTACAAATATATGTACAATACCTTTGTGCGACCAGTGATTGGAAGTAAAAGAATATCAACGCTGAAGAAATCGGATATTAAGAAATACTACAATTATCTTGTTGATGAAAGAAATTTGAAGCCTTCAACGATTGACAATATTCATACGGTTCTTCATCAGGTTTTACAGATTGCGGTTGATGATGACTTTATCAGAAATAACCCGTCAGATAATGTGCTGAGAGAATTGAAAAAAGCACATTGTTTTCAGTCGGAAAAGCGTAGAGCATTGACGAAACCTGAGCAGGAGTTATTTCTGAATTTCCTGAAAACCCACCCTGTATATGAACATTGGTATCCGGTCTTTGCAGTAATGATAGGAACTGGGCTTCGTGTGGGGGAAGTGACTGGATTGAGATGGTGTGATATTGATATGGAAAGTGGAATGATTGATGTTAATCATACTCTTGTATATTATGACCACAGAACTGAGGGAAGTAAAAGTGGCTGTTATTTCAATGTAAATACAACAAAGACTCCAGCGAGTATGAGGCAGGTTCCAATGCTCGGTTTTGTAAAAGAAGCATTTGAACAGGAGAAACAGAAGCAGGAAGATTTAGGACTTCATTGCGAGGTCACAATAGATGGATATACAGATTTTATTTTCATCAATCGTTTCGGTCAGGCACAGCACCAAGCCACACTCAACAAAGCAATCCGAAGAATTATCCGTGATTGCAATGATGAGCAGTTTTTGCACAGTGATGAACCTGATGTGTTACTTCCTCATTTTAGCTGTCACTCGCTTAGACATACATTTACAACAAGAATGTGTGAAGCTGGAGTAAATATAAAGGTTATTCAAGACGCACTCGGACATTCAGATATTTCAACCACATTGAATATTTATGCTGATGTTACAAAGGAAATGAAAGCGGCAGAGTTCAAAGGATTGGATGGCTACTTCGTAGTATAATATTGGACTTCACATATGGAAAGAGAACATACAGAGTGTTGTGTGTTCTTTTTTCTTGTTCTGAAGCAGGAAAAGATAAGGCAGCGTTACTTTGATGTGGATTGACATTGTAAATAAGAGAAGTTATAATTTCTTGTATATGAATATGCTCTTGCATATACTACTATCGCCCTACATCATTTACATCATATTTTACATCATTTGCCCGCAAAGTGACTCAAAGTAGAGCAAAAATATGAAGTATGGGGGATAATTGGAATATGGAGAATTTAATAGTATTAACACCAGCTTGGTCGAGTATGAAAGAACCACAAAAAAGGTCCCGACGATGAAGAGTCTTGATAAGTAAAAAGCCGAAAATAAGGCGTTTTCAAGCGATTTGAAAGGCTGATATTTGTATTTTACGACAGAGTTACGACAAATGGTGAGCCTTGATATAGTAAAAAATAAGACATCATTACTTATTGTGATATAGGTAGTGGTGTCTTTTTTATGTCGGGATAGTTTACATTTAAGATGGCAGCAGTTTTTATGAGAAAGGGTATATCTGATGTATTCATGTGGCGGAGTGGAAATTGAGAGTGTCGAAGTATATATATTATTCATTCACACGATGCATTTTTAAAATATTATCGAACAATGATAAAAAGTGTGGAAAATGAAAAAAGCCTATAAAATAAGGCTTTTCGGGGATTTTGTATTTTGCTAGATTGATAGTGAAAATGGCTGAAACCATTGAAAATTAAGGTTTTTACCGAACTCAATCGAAAAATGCTACCGAACTCATTATCGAACTCCCAAAATTATTTTTCAGTAGTTTTGTCCATTTTGCTTATATATTCCTTCAGCACCATATTTATATACTGACTGAATGACCTATCATCATCTTCTGCCAGTTCCTTTATCCGTTCCACAATATTTTCATCAAGAGTAATACTGACCTTTTCCTTTAATGGTTTCATTCAATCACCTACCTTTGAATTAGCATACCACTTTATGCCATAAAATATTGAAAAGTAGGATAAAGTATGGTAAAGTATGGTAAAGTAGTATTGTGCAACTTATTACATTTTTTTGTGGAAAATGATGGATATAAGAGGTATAATGTTGGTAAATATTCTTATGGGAGGATTTGTACTATGAAAAAAATTTTATCAGTTATAGTATCGCTTTGTTTGGTACTATGTACATTTACTGGTTGTGGAAAATCAGAAGCACAGAACAAAGCAACTTATGAAGAAGCAATCGGATTATTAGAGGATGGCAAATATGAAGATGGCAAGGTATTATTAGAAACTATCAGTGACTATAAAGATGTTTCGACCATCTTAGAACAAATCAAATGGGAGTCAAAAGCATATACTTGTCTTAATGATATTCGTTTAGGATTAAAAAATCCTGACTCCTTGCAGATAAAAGACATAGCGTTTTTTAGTGGAGAAGTTAAAGAAGGATTAACAGGCGATGATTTAACAGAAGCCAAAAGAATATCTGAAATTTTCTGTGCAAAAGGAGAACCAGTTATTGTATTTAATGTATCAGCAGAGAATGGTTTTGGTGGTAATGGCATAGGATATTATGCCTTTATGTATGGTGAAGATGGATATGAGTATTTGGGGTTTTGTGGTTCATTAAATCCTGATAATTGTAGTGGAGATGAAAAAACCACCTCTAATATTATAAATGATTGTGGAAAGTATTTAACGGTAGTCGGAGATATAGATATAGACAGAATAAGAGTTATTGTAAAAGATCAATCTTATACTGCAATCAAGATAATTGAATAATAAATTTAAATGATTAACAAACAAAGGATTGTCCATTACGGACAGTCCTTTTTTATTGCCTAAATAGTTGGGAAATCCCACTTAATAGAAAGGAGAAATTATGCAAGTTTTAGATAGATTAAGAATGGAATTATCAAACCAGTCGTACTTTTCGGACGAGCAGTATCCAGTTTGTTTTAAGGGGAAAATGCAAAAGTGTCAAAACTCAAAAGTATTGACACCGAAAAGTAAATGTAGTAAAATCAAGACATAGAGAGGTGTCATAACTTGGTGTCAAAAATGAAAGGAGATTTTACTATGATTTATGGGTATGCAAGAGTAAGTACAAAAGGACAAGCGAAAGACGGGAATAGTTTAGAAGCACAAGAAAAGGCTTTGAGGGAATCAGGTGCTAATGAAATTTATGTGGACGCTTTTACAGGTACGAAAACGGATAGACCTGAATTTGATAAGTTGATGAATAAGATACAAAAGGGTGATACACTGATTGTCACAAAACTGGACAGATTTGCAAGAAGTATGTCACAAGGTAGTGAATTGGTATCAGATTTAATTGAAAGAGGAATTAAGGTTTATATTCTGAATATCGGTGTTATGGATAATACACCATCATCAAAATTAATAAGGAATGTATTTTTTGCTTTTGCTGAATTTGAAAGAGATATGATTGTTGAGAGAACAATGGAAGGAAAAGCTATTGCAAAACAGAATCCGGACTTCAGGGAAGGTAGACCGAAAAAATATAGTAGAAAGCAGATAGAACATGCTTTGGAATTATTGGACAATAATTCATATAAGCAAGTTGAGGATTTGACAGGTATTAGCAAAAGTACATTGATAAGAGCCAAGAAAAAGAGAGGGTAGTAAAAACTGAAAATTCAGATTGTAATATTAGAATACATATTAGCTACTACACGCATACACTAACTCGATATAGGTCACGATATTATTTTTTTACTCCAAAAGTGGACTTTTGCCAAGAAATACAAGGGAAAACGATGATTTTCTTAAAATTTGATTTTTGACATCAAAAATGAAAAAACGCAAGAAAAATAAGGAGATTTGCGATAACGATTTTATTTTTGCGATTGCAAGGTTGAAAGATACCTTGCTTTTTTTATGCTCAAAAATATGAGAAATCGGTTGAGTGTGCAAATTGAGTTTTTTTCATTCCTAAAAAGAGAAGAAGTATGTGTGACATATTCATACTTACCTAAAATGCAAATCAACGTAATAAAGGAAAGGAAAAAATATTATGAACGAAAAGAAGAAATTTGCATATTTAAGAGAGATTGATGCACACGTGGGTTTTCATACTGGAAATGGTATTGCACCACAAGTTCTTGATTTGAATAAAGCCAATGATAACGGGTTTGTTACAAATTGCAATATTCGTAAAGTTAGGAATGAGGATAAGCAGGAAACCTATATTCGTGTAAATCCTAATAAGGAGAACAACGGTTACATCCTGACAGATTATTCAGAATTTAAAAAAGTGATGGATGGTGTGTTTGAAGAATTAGGAATAACTGATTTTAAGTGGAAGCGTGTAGATATGAGCTTTAATACGATGGACAACAAGTATTATGCCAATTATACGAAGTTGAACAGATTGTTGATTGCTTGTATCGCTAATTCGTCAAATGACAAAAATACGTATGATACAAAGAATTTTTGGAATGGTAAAACGAAAAGTCTTGCTACAAAGAATCAGTTAAGAGAAGTCGAATTTTATGACAAAGCTGATGAGAGCCAGAATAGAAGTCCATATTATAGCAGACTGGAATTAAGAAGTGTTCGTATGAATGGTGATATTGAACATGAATTTTTAAATGTATGGTTTGAGAGATTGGATAATGCCGTTAAGGAATTTGAAGCAGTTCAGGACAGATTCAATCAGAATATGGCTGAAATTTATTTGGAAGATTTGGCTAAAAAGAAACGTGACAGAGAATTTTTAAGTATCAACAGCTTTCTGATGACAAGACGAGATTATATTTTTACAGGAATTCAGATGAAGAAATTATTGATGTTACTTGGATTGACAGAAAAAGCAGCAAAAAACAAAGCTTACAATTTTAAGAAACATCATAACATTGAATATTTCAAACGTGATGATTTGGAGGCTATTGTTGCTGATATTAAAGCAAAAATGACGGAGTATTTTTCAAAATAATTATAAGAAAATGGTTATTTGTTACTAAAAATTTTTATGTTAAAAAAGTTGAAAGGCATTGAAAAATAAGGCTTTATTGATGTTTTTCCTTAAAGCCAATTACCTAATATGTTCGTGCTGAATATGTTCGTGCTGATAGGTAATGGGTTCGTGTGGATATGTCACAAAAATATTCACAAGGAGAACAGATAAAGATGATTAATTTTAGAAAACTTAATAAGGACGAGAAACAGAGCAGATATTCTAATATGAGAGCCAGATGTGGAAAAGAATATCAGGATCGCAATCCACGTTATTACGGAACTTTTATGTGTGATATATGGGAAAATAACAAAGAACTGTATTATGAGTGGTTGGATGAAAATTTTTATGAAGTCAATGGTGAACAGATGGATGTTGATAAGGATATTTTGCGATATGGAAATAAGCAGTATCATCCCGATTTGTGCCTAATTGTTCCACATAGCATAAATGCTTTTTATGAAACACTTGAAGTGGGTAAGACCAATATAAAACAAAATCCTGTAACGAGAAAATATAGTGTGAAAATCAATGATGGTGGTAAGTGGATTAGTTCAACCGGCATTGATACATATAATCGTGCGTTAGACATTTATTGCGATATAAAACAGGGAATATTGGTAACTAAAGCAAAAGCATTAAAGGATTATGTTCCTGAAAAAGTATATATGGCATTAATGAATACGGACATTAGAGCCATTAACAGCAAGCATTATCTTGCTAATGAGAGCGAGGTGTAGTTGCTATGGCAAAGGACATTGTAGTTCCTGTTTGGGAAAAGTATTCATTATCCATAGAAGAAGCAGCTGTTTACTTTCGTATCGGTGAGAACACCATAAGAGAAATTATAAAAGAAAATCCAGATGCAGATTTTTGGTTTTGGAACGGAAATCGAAAGCAGATAAAAAGAAAACTGTTTGAGCAGTACATGGATTTGCAGAAGGTTGTTTAAAAAATATAGAAGATTAGAGCATGGTATGGTATGATGAATCCATACTATATCATGGCTCTTTTCGGAAAGGAGATTTTATTATGTCTGAAAAGAGAAGAGATAGCAAAAATAGAGTTTTGCAAAATGGAGAGAGCCAAAGAAAAGATGGTAAGTATGAATTTAAGTATGTTGATGTAAACGGAACACGTAGAAGTGCGTACAGTTGGAAATTAGTTGCTACCGATAAAGTACCAGAAGGAAAACGCTGTGAATTAAGTCTTAGGGAAATGGAAAAGCAGATAAGACGAGATTTAGAGGATGGTATCAGTACACATACAGCTAATTGCATGACAGTAAACCAGTTGTTTGATACATATATGTCAACAAAGGAATTAAAACCATCAACAAGGACAAATTATTTGTATATGTACAAAAAGTATGTGAGCGAGACCATCGGGAAAAGACGAATTTCAAGTATAAAATATAGTGATGTTAAGAAATTTTATAACAGCCTGATACTGGAAAAGAAGTTTAAGCCGAACAGCATGGAAATAATTCATACGATATTACATCCTGTATTTACAATGGCTGTAAGGGATGGATATATTCGTACAAATCCTTCAGATGGTGTTATGGGTGAGATTAAAAAGAGCCATAATTGGGAGAAACCAAAACGTCATGCTTTAACAGAGGGGCAGCAGTCGTTATTCATTGATTATGTTGCTAATTCAGATACTTATAAACATTGGTTGCCTTTATTTACTGTTCTATTGGGTACAGGATGTAGAATAGGTGAGATTATCGGTTTGACATGGGATGATTGTGATTTTACAGAAAATATTATCTATATTAACCATAATCTGATTTACCGACAGCAAGATGATGGAAAATGTGAAATGCACATTACTACTCCAAAGACAGAATCCGGAAAAAGAATAGTACCAATGTTTGAAGCTGTAAGAAAAGCATTATTACAGGAAAGACAGCAACAGATGAAATGTGGATTTAATACCACTATTATTGATGGTTATTCCGGTTTTGTGTTTACAAATCGTTGTGGCTATGTACATAACCCACAGACAATAAATCGTGCCATTAAGCGTATTTATACAGCCTGTAATGAACAGGAGAAAATACAAGCCAAGAAAGAACATAGACAGCCTGTATTGATACCACACTTTAGCGTCCATAATCTTAGACATACCTTTTGTACAAGGTTATGTGAGAATGAAAAAGACTTAAAGATTATTCAGGAGATTATGGGACATAGTGACATTACTACCACGATGAATATTTACAATGAAGCCACAAAGGAACGTAAGCAGGAATCCTTTGCAAGATTGGAAGGTAAAATAAAAATCTGTTAGAGGTTTTACGACAACTTTTACGACATTTTACGACAGAGATATAAAAACTTATAAGGAGTTACGTGAAATACAAATTGTTTTGAGCCTTGCATTAGTGGGGTTATAAGAAGATATAAGCACTTATTTAAGGGCGAAAATCCTAATCCCGACGATGAAGAGTTTGGATAAGTAAAATAGCGTAAATATAGGCTTTCTGGCACTTTTTAGAGTGTTGGAAAGTCTTTTTTAACCCAGTTTTAACCCATTTCACGAAAAAAGGAATGTTTGATAGTAGAAAAACTGCTGCCAGACATTCCTTTTTAGTATTTGATATTATACGCAATTGTTTATTTATAATTCGTTGTACGCTGATAGACCATTTTTTCTGCGCTGTTCGTCAACAAAGTTACAAAGAATATTGTATAGTTGCATTTTATCCCCAGTGCAAATGTCTTGAGGGCTAATTAAGACGGGGTGTGTTCTTTTGGGAGAAAATGGATCCGGTATTTCTACGTGAGTTGAGATATGTCCATAATCAGCAGTTGTACACTTTGAAATATACTGTAAAATTGATTCATCCTCTAATAGTGCTGATAATATGCGTACATATGGATTTTGATTTTTGTTTGCAGTAATTAGATTATCTAATGCTTTTTCTGAAAGTCCCAGTACAGGAGCTACCTGTTGGGAAACTATTCTTTTGCTATCACATTCGCATAATAAATATGCCATATCACAGTCGAAAATCTCGCAAAGTGCGGTCAGTTGTTCTATTTTTTTAATTGGTTTACCGTTTTCCCAGCCAGCTACAGTTTGGCGTTTGATTGGATTGGTTGTTATCTGCTCCAGATATTCCGCAAGCTGTTCTTGGCTTAATTCCATTTCTTTTCTGTTTTTTCTAATTCTATCCCCAATAATGTGCCATAAATATAACATTTTATGCCAACTTTTTATAATATTTTTATGATTTATGGTAGCTTACAACAACATTTTATCATGCTATATTATGGAAAGCAACAGAAAACTAGATGAAACAACATGAAAAAAGGAAGGAGTACAGGAAAATGAATGCTACAAACAGAGTTGAGAGTACAACGGACAGAAGAACTGTAGATACAGCTGGGTTGCAAGCTATGCTTTCATCCGGGAGAAAAACAGCTGTAGAAATTGGAATTGCTGCCGGTGCAAGAATCCAAGTAGGGCGCCGTGTATTATGGAATGTGAAAAAGGTGCAACAGTATCTTGATGCTATCAGCGAATAGCACAATCTGATTGGTGAGTCTATCAAACGAAGGAAAGGGGGCGGTTGAGATGGCAAAGCCCAAAGCTGTTGACTGGCTACAGGATGAAAAGTTAATTATCTTGGAGGGCTGGGCCAGAGATGGACTGACGGATGAGCAGATAGCAGAGAATATGGGGATTAGTGCAAGAACTCTTTACCACTGGAAAGATAAGTATTGTCAGATTTGTCAGTCCCTAAAAAAGGGGAAGGAAGCAGCTGACAGACAAGTGGAAAATGCACTTTTTAAAAGAGCCGTAGGGTATGAGTATGAGGAAGTACGAGAGGAAACAAAAAACGGCGTTGTTATCAAAAGAATTGTGACAACAAAGCACATTCCAGGAGATACTACCGCTCAGATATTTTGGTTGAAAAATAGAAAGCCGGATTATTGGGGTGAAGGTAATGAATTTTATGGCGAAAAAACGGAAGTACAAATTTATTTACCAGATAATGGAAGGAATGATAAAAACAATGAGTAATTATGGGACAGTTATTTTTGCAGATATGCAGATGAACGAGCCGAAATATCTTTGTTTAAGAGATAATGGCGAACTGTATATGTGTACAGTTGAAAAAAATAGGGCTGAATTTGTTGAAACAAATGTAAGCGAGCTATAACAGAGCAGGCAGCTATGCTGTTTGTTGCAAATTCCACCAGAAAGGCAATGGAAGCTATACATACCAAGGAAACGCAGAGTAATAAAGCATATGCGGACTGATGTTTTTAACTAGCTGTTTTGCTGTTTGGAACCATAAGGAGGTACGTCTATGGCAAGAAAGAAAGGAGGCTATGGGAAGGTGGACTGTTCTATTATACTTGATCCTACGCTAACACCAGAGGCAAGATTAATATATACGTGCTTATCCTGTTACGCAGATAAGAGTAGGGAATGTTATCCAAGCGTTGACACACTTATAAGAAAACTGGTATGAGTAAAGATAGATTTTACCGTCATTTAAAGTTGTTAGAGCAACGGGGGATTATTGAAAAGCATAGGATTAAGTCCGGGAATCTTTGCAGAGGAACAATTTACAAGCTCTGTGATTTCAAAGGGCAGGGCAGAGAGGAATAGAGATAATACAAGAAATCCAAGTGTAACATATATTTATATATCTCTAATATCTATTTTCTAATCTCTGGTAAAGAAATCTACAAGAAATCATATAAGATTTCTTACAAAAATGGTTGAATGACGCATAAATGGTCATTTGAAAAGTAAAATCATTATTTTTAGACTTTCCGTATTTTGAGGAATCTCAATTATAAGGAATTCCAGAACATAAGGCATAGAACAATACCAATATTAAACAATACCAGATTAAACACATGAATATTATTTATAAATAAATAATATGGTCAAGCCTGTGGCCTTACCAATTAATTACATGGAAAAGCCTCATGAAATTCAGAGGCAGCAGGAATATTTTTGGAGGTACCGCAAAAATGAACCGATGGGATAATGAGTCAATCGTCATACAGATACAGACCGGGCAAGGGAACCGGGAAGAACTTCTGGAAAGGCTCTGGACTGACAATCTGGGACTGGTCCGGAAAATCATTCACAGGCTTACAGGCCTACAATATGGGTACCCACCAGACAAGGAAGATTTTGAGGATTTAGAGCAACAGGCATTTATCGGCATTATGGAATCAGTCAGATATTACGAAAGCTCCAGGGAAGAAAAATTTTTCTCATTTGCTCAGCGCTATATTCGGAAATCTGTTTACAGGTATTATGACAAATCCGGTCAAGCCCTCCGCATTCCTGCCTACATGAGAAAGCACATCCGGGACTACATGAGAGAAAAGGACAGGTTAAGGGAAAATGGGGAACCAGCCACAAATGAGATTCTGCAGGAACGCCTCAAGCTCTCTGACAAAACCTTTGAAACTACGTTCTGGGCAATCCAGAAATTGGAATTGAAAATGCTTGACAGCTATCTGAATGAGAGTGATAAGGAATCTGGCACAGTCCTTGACATGATCGCCGGAAATGAGAATACCAGCGAAACAGCCCTTGCCAGCTCCTACGATACCGACCTCAAAGCCCTGCTACGCTCTGCGCTTCAGGAACTTCCGGAAACGGAAAGACAGGTGCTTATGGCTCGGCATTTTCAGGGAATGAATACCGCCCGCATAGCAAAGATTATGGATTGCACCGCTCAGAATGTATCAAGGCTTGCTAAATCAGCGTACCAGAGAATCCGCACCGGGAAATACGCCCAAGAGCTTTTGACATTCCTTCCAGAACGGACCATAAACCGGGCAATCAAGAGAATACAGGACGATTTTCAGGATTTGAGCGAACAGGAAAGGGATTTACTGATATGACAGATACGGAATGGCAAGAAATTGAGAACTACGTCAAGGAAACAGCCCGCCAGACCGTCATGGATATTCTGGCATCAGAGGGAACGCCCGGGGAAAAGGAAAGCGCCCCGGCATCGCCGGGAAATGGCAATCGGCACGAATGGGAAAGGGAACTGCTCCGGCAAGGACTGGAACGCTACCGCACAGAACCGCCAGACAGCAATATCCGGAAAGGGATTGACTGGCTCCTGCAAAGGCACGCCACCCTCCAGAAATGCTTTAACGGTCCGGAACTGGAATATTTCGGAAAAAGACACAATGCCCTTGTCCTGCGATATATCATAGCAACACCTATGAACCGCCATCAGATAGAAAAACGGCTCGGAATTAAATGTTATGGTTCGGGGAATGTGATTGAACAGGGCATCAGCGAGCTTGCACAGATATTCTTCTGGTATAGAGAATAAGCCCCGGTACCTGGGAAAATAAGGTTTCCTGCCCTCCTATCTCCGAAAATGACCGTATTTTCGATTTTGAGCGTTTGACCTATAATTCCTCAAAAAAGAGCATTTGAACGCTCCTAGAGGCTGTAACAACTTCACAGGTATAAAAATAGGTGGATTCAAGATATAGACGGAGTATTTGTTTGAGAATACGATTACCAAATGGTAATTCAAATAGAAATACCCAGACAGTTAATCTGGGTAGTGTTTCATAATCCGAATAAATCAGAGTGTGTACCAGTACGATAAAGCAAAAGCTCAGTTTCTTCTTGCTTGTATATTAGTAACCAGTCTGGTTCTATATGGCATTCACGATAACCAGAATAATTGCCGCTAAGTGCATGATCCTTATTTTTAACTGGGAGCGTGTCAGGAATTCGTAAAATGTCAATCGCTTGCTGCAATAGAAGAATTTTGTAGTTGCGCTTTACACAGCTTTTGAAGTCCTTTTTGAATTTAGTGGAGTATCTGACATCTAACATTCTCAGCCCTCCATTAATTCAGCAAATAGTCCTTCAGTGGTACCACTATATGAGGTGCCGCCTCCGTTGTTCAACTCAGCAAAAGCCTCTAATGTCTCGGCATTTGGTGTTTCGTCAGGAACTGCTGCCCCCTGCAGATATGCAATTATATAAAACAATTTGCTTTCTGGTATTTGGTCAATGAGATTTTTTGCAAGCTCTCGATTGCTCATAAAAACACATCCTTTCATGTTTATTATATGTGGTTTGATAACTGCTATTCCATGTTTGTTTCAGCTGGCACAAATTGTACAACCATACCATAATCCACAGCTGATAGGAGTTTCTCCATATCATCAAAACTGAAATTTTGTTTGTTTATTATTTTAGTTAATGCTTGAGGTGTGATATTTAGTCTTTGTGCTACTTCACGTTGAGTCATTTGTTTATCAAGTAGCAGTTTTTTAAATTCGATGATCAGTTGTTCCTTTGAATCATAAAGCAT